CGCTTTTGATTATACGCAGTTAGGTCTTTGTGTGACTGTAGTTCTGTTATTATATCTAATTGATTTAATTCAGACCATTGCAGCGCCAACGATTCAATGTCTTCCTGTCGTTTCCTTAACCATAAGTCTTGTCTACGTTTTAAACCTGCTATACCCTCTTCGATTTTTGCATTTGCTTTTTTTGTAGCTTCTATCTGTGCAGTTTCTTGTATAATATCATCTTTAGTAGTCTTAACAAGCTCTTTAAGAGATTCTGCCTTCTCAGACAGCAAGGTAATGCCCAGCAACTGCTCAATAATTTCACGTTGCTCGCCTGCCTTCATGGATAAAAACGGCTCAGTATAGGTATTAAGCGCAACAATATGTTTAAACATATCGTGGCTCATGCCTAGAATATCATCCAAGTCTTTCTGCGTTTCACGCATGTCGCCTTGTGCATCGTCTGTTTCTTCGTTGGCCTGCTCTTGATCGTTAACAAAGAATCTTAAAATATTAGGTCTACGACCACGTTCAACGCGATATTCTTGCCCGTCTTTTTCAAATGTCAGCGTGACCAACATGTTTTTAACATTGATCTTGTTGATCAAATTGTCTTTTTTAATGTTAGTCAGTGCTTGACCAAAGAGTGCAAAGCTCAATGCATTGATAATTGTAGTTTTACCTGTGCCGTTACGGCTTCCGCTGTCGTCTCCCCCTTGATCTAAGTTCTCACCTAAGACAAGAGTTAGTTGTTCTCGACAAAAGTTCACTGCTTGAGTCTGGTTACCAACACTCATAAAATTTTTAACTGTTAAATCCTTAATGCGAATCATAGGCTATTGTATATTGCCAACAGTGTATTGGCTTTAAATTGTTCACTTTGTATGTTAATAATCTGTTTACTGACAATCTCGTCGACACTTTCAAAGGCTTGTATGTCAATGTTAGTGTGAACTTCAACATCTTTCTTCTCGGGAACTAAGGTTAGCTCACGAATATCGTAGTCTTTCATGAAAGTTTCTTTGATAAAACTCGCCTCTTCATAGCTAATATCAATATCCAATGTTACACGGAAGTGCATTTTAGATTTAATTATGGTATCAGCACCATCAATCAGCTCGCTAAGTTTAATAGTTCTAAACTTAGGTTGATCATCCCAAGTGAAGTATTCAGGCTGTCCGCCCCATTCTAACACCATCATGCCTCGCTCGTCGTCCCATGCATCTGCATAGTTGTGGGGGAAAGCATTACCGATATAGACAACATTTTCTCTTTGCTGGCGTTTGTGGAAGTGTCCACTAAAGCCTAGTTCAAAGTTTTTAAAATGTTTGAGCTGTATCTCACCGTGATCCGGCATCTGTACCATGGCATTCATGTAGAACAATGGCAATTCAAAGTGCCCAAAGCAATATCTTGCCTTTGACTTTTCTACTTTACGCCACTCATCACCTACTAACCACGGGCAAAGTAATACATCACCTATGGTTGTAGGTTCATGAACAACAGTAACACCTGGAATATACTTGCCAAACTCTACAGAATGAATGTCTCGTTTGTCTTTATAATACAAATCATGGTTGCCTGGAAAGAAATAAAACTGATCAAACGCTTGACCCAGTCTTTCTAAGGCTCTAAGACTATAGTCCATGGTAGTGATATTAAGACTATTGCGATTGTGATGCCAATCTCCCATAAAGATTCCAGTATCACAGCCTTGTTCTTTGGCCTTGGCAATATACCAATCTACAAAATCTAAACAATCTTGATTGTGTGTATGACTATTACTCTTAAGACCAAAGTGTATGTCTGTGAAACAGGCAATTTTTTTGAATAAACTCATTCAGTACCTTCGTTAAATCTATTCAATCCAGCCTCGTACTCTCCACTGTTGGTTCTAGAGTAACTGGGATTCATACCATTAATTTCTAATATGTCGTCTCTAATGCCTTGATTACGTTTTTCTATGTTAATAATTCTTACAAAACTGTTGGTAACTGCGGCAGTATAATAGGCAAACGGGTTATCTGACTTCGATTCATCAAATTGTAGACCAATCTGCGTTAGCTGTAGAATGGCTTGTCCCCGCATTTCGTCATTATATGTGTATCCTCTAACATTTCCACGGGTAGCATATCGTTCGCAGAGCTTGATAAACATACGTGCTAAAGTGTTTGTTATCTGTCCGTGATCTTTATTAAATGCACCAGTGTCCATGTCACCCTTCCAATGGCTTTTACCCACACACTCTAGTTCATCGGTTTCGTTGTATTTCCAATGCTGGTACGGGGGGAAATTTACTTTATCCCGCCCATCGGCTATGGTCTTTGGATTACGTTTTCTAACAGTGTTTAACGGTATATGCTCAAAGGTCATAATACGAAATACCACATCTGTTTTGGCAATTTTCTTATAGTCAACTTCGCAATCTGCTTGTTTGACTTTTTCGCCAGCGGTCTTTCTTCGATCGTATTCTTGATGCCCGAGTCTCTTGGCTTTGGCCCGCTTTGCTTCAGCGATTGTACGTATGTTAATCTTGTCCACGCTGGGCAGTATAAGGTCGTACCGACTGTATTCTGGCTTTGTATAGCTCGAAAATGTATTTTTTGAGCGGTGTATTTCTTCTAATATATCTTTATTATTTAGGTAATTGACTTTAGTCATTCTATGCGATCCTCATGTAGTATTATAAACTACTCAGATAATTTTGTCAAATAAATAGAGTATAGGAGATACTCAAATGGCAGATTTTGATTTAGGTGCAAGCATTGGTACTATAATAAGTAAAGCGCAATCTGTTGGGTCTAATGCACAAGCATCATTTGGACAATTAGGTTCGGCATCTAGTGTAGGCATGCAATTAAGTTCGGCACTTAATAATTTAGCAAATCCCGCTAATCTAATCAGCAAGATTCGAAGTATTAATCTTCCTGCTGGCGGCGACATAATAGGAAAATTAACCGGATCATCTGCTATGTTCGGCGGCTCCGATGCTAATTCAGATTGGCGTGTGCGGCTAACAGTGCCCGGCGGCACAATATTTGATTCAAGTTCTATATTTGCTCCTTTAAAGGCCGCCGGTGGATTAGTATTTCCTTATACACCTACAATCAGTATAGGATCCAGTGCAAAATACAGCTCTATAGATCCAGTGCATAATAACTATCCATTCCAAGCATATCAAAACAGCGCACCTGATGCTATAACAATCACTGCTCCTATGAATGTTGAAGATGCAGTACAAGCACAATATTGGATTGCCGCATTGCATTTTTTAAGATCGGTAACAAAAATGTTTAGTGGTGATTCTAGTCCGGCGGGCAATCCTCCTCCTATTCTTAGTTTAAATGGCTACGGAGAATATGTTTTTAAAAATGTACCTGTAGTAGTTACAAATTTTTCAGTGTCATTAGATGCTGCCTCAGATTATATCTCTACAATTTCTACTGGCGGCGGCAGCAGTGCATTAGGACAATTAGGAAATGTAGTGAGTCAAATACCAGGCGCACAGGCCTTGGGTGCTGCTATTGGTGCTGGCTCATCACTGTTAAATTCGGCATTATCGTCAAGCGGCGGTGCCGGTAGCGGCGGTAGCCATGTACCAACAAAAAGTACTTTTACCATCTCACTACAGCCTACTTATAGTAGAGAAAGTGTTAGAACATTTAGCTTACAAAAATTTGTCAATGGTGATTATATGACAAGTTCAGGAGCAGGGTACGTATAATGGCAAAATATACAGCAAAAAGTCCGTGGTATACTACTACACTTAAAGATGATTACTTAGATGTATTATCTATTCGCACAGTGTCAGCAGAGCCTGATGATTTTCTCTACACTATTGAAGCTCAATACACTTACCGTCCTGATTTATTAGCCTATGATCTGTACGGAGATGCTGCTCTATGGTGGGTATTTACACAGCGGAATTTAGATGTTATACAAGATCCTGTATTTGATTTTATACCCGGTACACAAATTTATATTCCAAAAGGCAATAGTTTGAAAACAATTCTAGGATTATAATATATGGCATATGGTTTTGATATAAAAGAAACTGCTACTAATGCAGTTACAACAGCTATAAACAAACTTAGTAACACAGGGTTAGCTAAAGAATTATCTGCAAATTTACCTCAGTCACTTGGCCAACTGCAAGTGGCAGCAAATAAAGTAGTAGGACAAGTTTCTAATCTAGTAAAAGATCCGCTGGGCGCCTTTAATGTTGACATTAGTAGTTTGTTAAAAGCACCGTCGATGCGAGCAGCTACAACATCACTAGATACTAATCCTCCATATCCAAATGTACTGGGTATTTTTGCCAGCTACAATTACATTTTTACACTGGCAGCGCTCAGTGATGAAGAAATAAATTTTCCTGATACTACCTATAGAGCCACAGGTCCCAAGACTATCATTTGTAAAAGTGGAAATGGTGATCCCTTTAACCGAGTGCAAACAGAATACGGCCAGTTTGATTTTTTTATTGATAATTTTACCATGAATAGTATCATGGGGTGGGATAAGACCACACAGAATACTAGTGCTACTACCATGGATTTTGAAATAACCGAGCCTTATTCAATGGGAATGTTTATGCAATCAATAGCAGTTGCTTCTCAACGTGCAGGCCATAATGGATATGTAGAAACTCCGTTTTTATTTGTTATTGAATTTAAAGGATTTACGGAACAAAATGAAGTAATAGATTTACCTCAATTAAAAAAATATATTCCCATTAAATTACAGACTATTGAAATGCATGTAACTGGTAAAGGTTCTACTTATAAAATTAGTGCCATAGCATGGAACGATGGAGCACACTCGGATAGATATACTAAACTTAAATCTGATGTTGGCATTAAAGGAAAAACAGTCCAAGAAGTTTTACAAACAGGTGAAAACGGACTTCAAAAAGTATTAAACGACTATCAAAGACTGCAGGTAAAAGACGGCGCAGTAAATGTAGCAGATCAAATAGTTATTTTGTTTCCAACAGATATTGCTAGTTCATCATCAACTTCTAATTCCGGATCAAATCAGAAAGAAAACTCATCAACTGCTACAGCTAATCCTAGTACCAGCGCAAACGAAAATACATTGTTCCAAAAGTTAGGAGTTGTTGAAACAAATATTGGATCAGTTACCAATTTAGTGCAAGAATCTACCAACTGTAACGCCATTGGTTTGTCAAGCATGGGATACAGTACAGTGAAAAAAGGTGATACTCCTTATGCTAAAGAAGGACAATCATACGATGAAAAAACTGACACTTGGATTCCTTCATCTCCTGATGTTAGTGTGGGCAATCTACAGTTTAAACAGAGTAGTGATGTAGTCAATGCAATTAACCAAGTTATTATACAAAGTGATTATGCTAGACAAGCACTGAAAAAAGAACAGATTGATGAAAATGGTATGATACCTTGGTGGCGTATTGACACTGAATTTTATCAAATACCCAACGAACAAAACTATGCTAAGACTGGTACTAAGCCGAGACTGATAGTCTATAGGGTTGTGCCCTATCGTGTGCATTCCGGAAAGTTCATGCCAGCAAATACACCAGCACCTGGTTTTGATAATTTAAAAAAACAAGCAATTAAAGAATACAATTATATTTATACTGGTAAAAATTTAGACGTTATAGATTTTAGTATTGATATAAAAGCTGGTTTCTATACAAAATTTACAGCTGGAAATAACAGTCAATCCCAAGACGTTAAATCACAGGCCAGTAATAGTAATGTAGATGGCAATAATGTTGAAACTCCGCCCTTAGATGGACAAAAAAATCCTGTAATAGGATCTGTTGGAACTAAAACATTACCGGTTGGCACTATGACTAGCTCGGATAGACATGGCGGTGGCGGCGCTGAAACAGTTGAAACTCGAGTAGCAAGACAGTTTTATGAAGCAGTTACTGAAGGTGCTGATATGTTAACTGTTGATTTAAAAATAATCGGAGATCCATATTATATTGGTGACAGTGGATTAGGAAATTATTCTGCTCCTACTACCACTGGTCTAACAAATATGAATGACACTGGGTCGGTGAGTTATCAAACTGGAGAAGTTGATATAGTGATTAATTTTAGAACTCCGATAGATATTAATCAAAGCACTGGTATGTATGATTTCGCAGATTCGAAAATATTATTAAATTATTCTGGATTGTTTAAAATTATGACTGTTACGCATACTTTTAGTCGTGGACAATTCACACAGGTTCTGCATCTTAATAGAAGAGGCATGCAAGAAGCTGCTGAAAAGAATAAGTCCGATTATGCAACTAAGTTTCCGGGAGTTGAAGTACAAGCTGATCCTGAGAATACTAATTCTACGTCAGTTCCGCCTAATGAAGGACAACAAGCAGTCAACACAATCAATGCCAGCATATTGGGTGCAATAACTGGAAATAATAATAGTACAAATAGAGCTACTCAAGGTGTTGCAGGCGGCGATCGTGGAACAAGAGGCGGTGCATAATGGCAGAAGAAATTAGATCATCACAGCAGCCTACACCACAACCCGGACCGTTCCTTGCCAAGGTGATTAGCCATCTTGATCCAAATTATATGGGCGGCCTACAAGTTGAAATTTTAAGACCCGTTGGTAACGAAGGCGGCGCCGAAGGAAATCTTGTTCAAGTAAAATACATGAGTCCGTTCGCTGGACAAACCAGTGTTGATTTTATAACTCAAAATAATGATTATAACGGAACACAGAAATCTTATGGCATGTGGTTTGTTCCGCCAGATGTAGGATCTACAGTCATGGTGATCTTTATTGACGGTGATCCTAAACGTGGTTTTTGGATAGGATGCGTTGCTGATAATGATCAAAACTTTATGGTACCCGGAGTTGCTGCAACAAAATACAATGTTGAAGGCAACTATGCTAGGTCTCCAGTAGCAGAATATAATAAAAAATTAGCAGGCGCTGCTGAATTAGATTCAACTAAAATTAAAAAACCTCAACATCCGCTGACAGATAGACTAGTAACGCAGGGGTTGATCAACGATGACATACGCGGCCTTACCACTAGCAGCGCCCGTAGAGAAACTCCTAGCTCAGTGTTTGGTATTAGCACACCTGGACCTGTTGATAAAAGATCCGGCGCTCCTAAAGGCCGGGTTGGAAAATTAGATAACCAAGTTAATAAATTTATCAGTAGACTTGGAGGAACTACATTTGTCATGGACGACGGCGATGATAAATTTCTCCGTAAAAAGTCTGCAAGTGAAGCACCTCCTGAATATGCCACAGTGGCCAATGGTGAAACTAATGGTCAACCTGACATTCCCCACAACGAGCTATTAAGAATTCGTACTCGCACAGGTCATCAAATACTGATGCACAACAGTGAAGACTTAATTTACATTGGTAATGCTCGTGGGACTAGTTGGATAGAATTATCTAGTAATGGAAAAATTGACATCTATGCTGAGGATAGTATTAGTGTGCATACTAAACAAGATATTAATTTTAGAGCAGATAGAGATATTAATTTAGAAGCCAGCAGAAATATTAATATTAAATCAGGTGCAAAAATTCGTACAGAGTCTGCTGCCAACACGGAAATTTATGTTGGAGCCAATGGAAAAATTACCTGCAAAGCAGGATTTGATCTCAATACAACCGGAGCAAATAAATTTACTGCCAGCGGAGCAACTAATATTAAGAGTGGAGGGAACCATGTAGAAACTGCTAGCCAAGTTCACATGAATGGCCCGACTGCTGCTACCGCAGCGACCCTAACAGCAATGACAACTTTTAAACTGCCAGACGAGACAAATGTTCAAAATTATACTAGTATAATGAAACGTATTCCAACGCACGAGCCTTGGCCACATCATGAAAATCTAGATCCTGTTAAATTTACAGCAGAAAAAACCAGTAGAGAAAATGCCTCTGCCATCGAAACTCCAACAGCATGGAAAAAATACTCTACTACAACTGATACCTTTGAAAAAATTAGACCACCAGATACTAACCCTCCACCTGGAAATGCAACTCCATTTGGTAACCGACAAGGAAGATAATTATGACTACTAATGCTAACTTATATGAAAAAATTGTGTTGGTCCCGCCGTATCAATCCACAGAAGTTCCAGGCACACAGACCTACAAAGGATTCAGCACAGTCAGTAATGCTAGTGAAAATTCTTCTCTGTTTGATCTTGAGCTGATCAAACAAGATTTGCTTAATCACTTTCATATACGCCAGGGTGAACGATTAATGAATCCCACATTTGGAACAGTGATATGGGATTCATTATTTGAACCGTTGACTGAAGGACTTAAACAAATAATCACAAAAAATGTAACTGATATTATCAACTATGATCCCCGCATCAAAGCCGATCAAGTTATTGTAACTGCCTATGAAAGTGGTATACAGATAGAGTGTGTGTTGACCTATTTGCCCTACAATATTAGTCAAAGTATGAGATTATCGTTTGATCAAAGAAACGGGTTATTAGCAGAGTAAAATACGCAGTTATCTAGATCCGATAAATATTAAAAACAGGAACAACTATGTCATCAACCGATAGACAAAATAGATTATTAGTAGCAGAAGACTGGAAGAAAGTATACCAGTCTTTCCGCAATGCCGACTTCCAAAGCTACGACTTTGAGAATCTACGTAGGACAATGATCTCCTACATTCGTCAAAATTATCCAGAAGATTATAACGATTATATTGAATCATCAGAATACCTTGCCCTAATTGACCTTATTGCATTCTTGGGCCAAAGCATAGCTTTCCGTGTTGATTTAAATGCCCGTGAAAACTTCTTAGAGCTAGCAGAGCGTCGTGAATCAGTGTTACGACTTGCACGTTTACTAAGTTACAATGCTAAACGTAATCAACCTTCGAACGGTCTATTAAAGTTTGGAAGCGTAAGAACTACCCAAGCACTTATAGACAGTAACGGTCGTAACATTGCTGGACAGCTGGTAGTATGGAATGACCCTGCTAATTCAAATTGGTATGATCAGTTTATTAAGATCATCAACGCCGCAGTATCACAGTCTAATCAATACGGTAGCCCAGAAGATAAAGCCACTATCTACGGCATTCTGTCAGAACAGTATCGTATTCAAGGTATTAATACCGATGTGCCAGTTTATGCTTTTAACAAAGCAATCGACGGTAGAACAATGAGTTTTGAACTTGTGTCTACAGCGTTTGCCGGCCAAGATTATATCTACGAAGAAACCCCAAGGGTAGGCAATCATCTAGCATTTTTGTATAGAGATGACGGTCGTGGAGCAGCAAGTTCTAATTCTGGTTTCTTCCTGCATTTCCGTCAAGGTACTCTCAATCAAGGCACGTTTACAATTACACAACCTAATAATAATGAATCAATTGATATTGATGCTATCAATATTAATGACTCAGATGTATGGCTACACCGATTAGATAAGAATGGTTTAGAATCAGAAGAATGGGCAAAAGTTCCTAGTTTTGAAGGTAACAATGTTATCTATAACAGTTTAAAGAAGAATATTAAAAATATTTACGGAGTGGTTAGTCGTACAGGTGATAGAATTAGCCTAGTATTCAGCGACGGCACTTTTGGTAACTTACCATTGGGTTCATTTAGAACCTATTACAGAACTAGCAATGGATTGACTTATACAATTAATCCAAAAGATATGAAGGGGATCACTGTTGATATTCCTTATGTATCTAATGTAGGTCAGCGTGAAACATTGACTGTTACTTTAAATTTACAAACAACTATTAATAATTCAGTTTCTACGGAAAGTAATGAAAATATTAAGGCCAATGCACCTGCAACTTACTATACTCAGAATAGAATGATTACAGGTGAAGATTATAATATTAGTCCTTTGTCTGTTAACCAAGACGTTGTAAAAATTAAATCTGTTAATAGATCAAGCAGTGGTATTAGTAGATATTTTGACTTAAAAGATCCCACTGGCAAATATAGTTCTACAAACTTATTTGCAAATGATGGAGTAATATATAAACAAAATTATACAACCTCAATTAACTTTACCTATAGTTCAAGAACAGATATTGAGGGATTTATATACAACAAAATTATTGATACACTTAAAAATAAAAATTTAAGAAACTTTTACTATGAGAAATTTTCAATATTGCCGTATGATAATTTGAATATTGTTTGGCATCAAATAACTAAAGACACTAATGAATCTACAGGTTATTTTGAATCTAAAGATGATCAAACAAAGTATAAATTAGGTTCTTATACTACTAGTAATTTAAAATATATACAAGTCGGATCTCTCATTAAATTTATAGCCCCAGCTAACAAATATTTTCAAACAGATAACAACAACGATCTAGCAGATATACCAGCGGCTGGAATTCCTCTAAACGGCTCTACATCCATATGGGCTTCGGTAGTATCAGTTGTAGGTGATGGCACTGCTGAAGCAACTAACGGTGTTGTAACTTCTACTGGTCTCGGACCAGTGATTTTAAATCAAATAATACCAGGCGGCTCTGCTGCCCAATTATCTCAAGTTATCCCTAAATGGCGTGCAACTATAGATCCGACAGTAGTTTTTACAATGGTTGATTTAATTTTTGCCAATAAAACATTTGGATTGAGATATGCTGCTGACACTGCCTCGTGGGAAATTATTTTTGAAACTAATTTAGATTCTAAATCTAATTTCAATCTAGGAAATCAGGGAGATGATTCTAATAAAAATTTAGATTCTAGTTGGTTGATACTGTTTACTACAGACACAGAGAAGTACACAGTAACTAGTAGATTATTACGTTATATTTTTGAAAGCAAGGCACAGATTCGTTTTTACTTTGATAGTACTGATAAAGTTTATGATAGCACTACAAATCTTATAGTCAAAGATAAAATTAATATTTTAAATATAAACACTAAACCTGATAACACTACGCCGTTAAGTTTAGATTTAAATTGGGAAATTAACGATGATTTTAAGGGACTTGACGGTTATAAAGATACTAAAAAAATTGAAATAGTATTTGCTGATTCAAACGATGACGGAATTGTTGATAGACCAGATTTGTTTCTAACATTAGTAGCGCCTCCGTCAGTTACAGATACAATACTACAACCAAAATATATTGTCCAAGAAAAATATAAAATTGAAGAAGGGCAAGAAGATTATAGATATGTAGATAATAGTTCTGAAACTGTGATAATTTTGAGATCTGAATCAAGTGCTAATGCTGCGGTTGAGGCAGCTGTTAATGGGCAATATTTTTATTTTATTGATACTAATGTTGTTAAGAAACTTGATAGAACAAAAACACCACAGTTAGTTGTATCATTGGACTACAAAGCCTTTGTAGGCAGAGATAATATTAAATTTCAATATGTACACAGTGCAGATTATGAATCAAGAATTGATCCGGGCATGAGTAACATTATTGATATTTTTGTATTAAGTAAAACATACGATGTACAATTTAGGCAGTGGATTTCTGGTAGCAGAGAGTATGAGCCGTTGCCACCTAGCTCCGATAGTCTATATCAAACACTTGCTCCAAGTCTAAATCTAATTAAATCAATAAGTGATGAAATTATCTATCATCCTGTGAGATACAAAGTGCTATTTGGACCAGATTCATCTCAGGACCTACAGGCAACATTTAAAGTAGTAAAAAATTCAGCACAGGTTTCTAGCGATAACGAAATTAAAGCCAATGTGTTGTCGGCAGTAAATGAATTTTTTGCTTTAGAAAATTGGGACTTTGGAGACAAGTTCTACTTTTCAGAAATGTCAACCTATGTAATGAACAGGCTTGCACCATTGATTACTAATTTTATCATAGTACCAAAGTCGAATAATTTAACGTTTGGCAGTTTATTTGAAATATCTGCTGAATCTGATCAATTGTTTATCAACGGAGCATCAGTTGACGATATTGAAATTATTACAAATATTACAGCCAGCACTATTAAATCATCAGGAAGTATTGTAATTTCACCTACAGCACTACTACAACAAAATATTACAAGCGCATAAGCGGAGATTAAATGAACAACGATCAATCTGAAAATCCAGTTCCAATTTCAAAAAATAGTAAAAGAAGAAATTCTGAACTATTGCCAAGATATTATAGAACTGATTCTAATAAAAAATTTGTTCAAGCTACTCTTGACCAACTTACTCAGCCAGGCGCCGTAAGAAAAGTTACAGGGTTTATTGGTAGAAGAAATGCTAAATCATCTACTACTAACGATATTTTTGTTGAAGCAGTTAATACACAGCGTAAAAATTATCAGCTAGAGCCAAGCCTAGTGTCAACAGATACACTGGGTAATGTAGAATTTTATAAAGACTATATTGATTATATAAATCAATTGGGCGTTTTTGGCGCAAACATTGATAACCATGAACGTTTAAATCGCCAAGAGCTGTACTCTTGGAATCCTCATATCGACTGGGACAAATTTGTTAACTTCCAACAATATTACTGGCTACCATATGGACCTCCAGTTATTAATGTCTATGGGTTACAACAAAAAATTGAGAGCACCTATACAGTAAAGATAGATGACGCTGGCGGATATAAAGAATATCTTCTTACTCCTAACGGGTTAGATAGAAATCCGCCTTTAAAACTGTATAGAGGCCAAACATATCACTTTGAAATTGACAGTCCAGGCGAGCCATTCAGCATCAAAACTGATCGAACTGCCGGTGTGGTTGATCGATACAATTGGGGGAATGATACTACATACGCGGTAGAGTCCGGCACGATCACAATAAAAATTCCTGAAAAGGCTCCCAATGTTCTTTATTATGTTAGTGAGAACGATCCTAATCTAGGAGGGATTTTTAAAATATATGACATTAAAGAAAATACTGCGATTGATGTTGAGAACGAAGTAGTAGGTAAAAAAACATTCAAATTATCTGACGGTACTCAGTTAAGCAATGGAATGAAATTGCAATTTAAAGGTAATGTTAC